ATGAAGAAGAGAGATCTTTGGATAGTGATAGGCTCATTTATATTTTTTGTATTTATATCACTCTACATCTTGATCGAAAAGTTTTACCGGGCTTCGCCAAAAATTGATAATCAAAAGCTTGGTGGTACAGCAGAGTTTGGTCAGTTTGGCGATTTGGTGGGAGGGATACTCAACCCTATCTTTGGATTTTTAACAGTTCTTTTACTAATTTATACCGCAAACATACAGCGAAGCGTAGCACTAAACGAGCGTAAAGATCGTGAAGTAAACTCCATGCACGAACTAATCAAAAGAACCAAAGAGGCAATCGATGATTATTCTCAAAAAGAAATATTTACAGATTCAAAAGGAAATAAATTTAGCTACCAATCAGTATACGCAACAACCAAAAAAGTTGATGTGCATCAAAAAGAATTACTAGAAACAGCAATATCTGACATGCGAAATATCGATAATAGAGAAAAACTTTTTAGTATGAATAGTTTAACTGAAAATCACTGGATCGCTTTTTATCTTCGAGAACAGGTGAAAAGACTTATTGGACAATATGAGCATTTATTAGCAATAGAAAGCTTCAAATATGCGAAGCATGATATTGCATCGCAATTTATTTCCTACATTTTAGATTCCAATATTGAAAAAATTTGTAATAGAGAGATGCATAAATCTATTAGAGATATAAGTGACAATTTCGTAATCTCCCATTCAGATTAGCCCCCTCACTCAATCGTCTCCGCCAGCGAAAACAAATCATCAAGCTCCTGGTCTGTCATGCCCAGGGCGGCGGCGATTTGTAGCACGGACGGGTCAGTCCTTTTAAAGTTGGAGTACTCCCACTTCAACTTGGTGATCCTGTCCGTTGTCTCCAAATGAATAAAGGCCTCTACTTCATCGTAGCGGCCAACCAACGCCAGCGCTGCCTTAGCCTGAAAAGTACTTACAGTAATATCAGCCTTCGGGTCAGCATCAATTAACTTTTCCTTTGTCGAATACTCACCGACCAAACCCAACCGCTGCACTTCACTTTGCAGGTGCGTTAAATCCAGTGACTCAATAAATCCATTAGCGTGAGTAAAAACATTCACCAAAATCATTAGCGGCGCCCTATTCCGTTAATTGTCAAACGCAACAAATCGATGTAAATCATACTCGTGGTAGCAGCAACCGTAGTGGTGGAAACTATGCCAGTACCAATCTTTTGCGATGTGATATTTGTCGTGATTGTTGCAGTCGCATGAATAGCGCCAGCCTCGGTGAAAATGTTAAACGTAATCGAATTATCCGCATTACAAACAATCTCCAACGAATACCAGTTTTTATTCACCAACGCAGGGAATGTATGAACGGTTTCAACACCGCCTGAAACACAAACAGCATCAATGGCATCGCCGGTAATACAAAAATACGCACCGTTACTTGATCGTGTTGCGGTGAGTGAATTTATAAAACCAACATAAGTAAGCCCCTCAGCCGCATTGGTTGCCAAAACTGCGGTGAACGTCATACCGGGTGCAATCACCAGCGTACCGGTAACCGATATACCGCTGGCAAAGCGATACCCACTGCCAACCGTAGTGCTTGATCGCAGCAGTGCTACGCCGGGGTGTTTGTTGGTAGTCATGGACTCGGCAGTCGCTGAGATAGTACCGCCGTTAACAGCGGCACCCGTCCACATGTCAGCATTGGTAGAAGCGCTTAAAAAATCCCACGTATAGGTCACGTTGTTAATATCACTAACAGCGCCACCACCAGTAGGATTCGCCCACGCCCTATCACCAGCACCCGGCCCGGTCTTGGTAAGCACCTGCCCTGAACTGCCGCCACCGGGGAGCAAATAAGGGTTGATCGCATTAAACTTATTTTTAATGGCCGTGGCCAATTCGCTAACGCGTTCTGAAAGCGTAGCCATCACACCAGCCCCGCATTGAACACCGCCACAAAATTTGTATCCGGGTTGCCAATTTCATCCTCACCAAATGCGCCAATATTTGTGCGGGCATTTTGTTTTTGCAAAAGCGTTAAGCCCTGGGCATTTGTATCCGTGCGCACACGGTTTGCAAGGGCGGCAGTAATGGTGGCAATCACGTTAGGGTCATTGTTAAAAGCGGCGGCCAATTCAGCAATAGTATCCAGCGCTGCCGGCGCACCAGCGAGCAACCCATTCAATGCCGCTGTAATTTCACTGCTGATTTTATTAATCGACCAGGTTTGAGAGCTGCTTGCGCTTAGCGCATCATTGATGGTGGCGCCACTGCTCCCAGCGATAAAATCCAACGCGGTTTTCAATTCATTAATGGCCGCAACCAAATTGGATTTATTCGCAGTACTCAGGGCAGATAAATCTAACGTATTGCCATTAATATGGGTGCGAAGTGATTTACACTCAGTTGCCACTCGCGTTGCCAAATCCTGCATTCTTTGTTGCAAACTACTCATAAACCACCCGCTAAATTAATTGGTTTTCAAAAACTAACGTTAAATCGCCCACATCTGGAATAGTGCCTGCCGGCAATTCATCACCCCAGCCATAATCAAACGCACCGCCCCCGCCAGACTTCAACACCTTTGGCGCGCCCGTTGGTGCTGGTGGCACTCCGGCAAAGCTCTCCACAGGCTGGGCGACCACTGAATTCTCAACCGTCACCGGCACCGTTACCGCGTTCGGTTGAACCACCACCTCAACGGTAATCATGCTCGTGTTACCCCGCGCTGAAAGGTGATTTCAATTGGGTCACTGCGCGCACCATTCACACCATCTGTAATCCACACATCCATCACCGCTTTTTGAAAATCCAAACCAATGGTGATGGCTGCAGGAATTTTTAAACGCAACTGCCCGCCTTCATTATCGCGCTCAAAAAATGGCGAATCATTTTCTACAGCCAGTAACACATTGCCGTTCTCGCGCTGATTGCGCACCTCACACTTTGCGGTGTAACCCGCGAGCGGTAGCGGTGTAGCTGCACCCAGCTTGAAATTAAAAAAAGCCTCAAACGGCTCACCGGCAACCATGAATGCTTTAATCATAAAAACCCCGTTATTCAACAATTGGATCAAGGCGGCCCTTCAGTGCATCAGCTGCCGATTTCTCGCCACCATATGCCCCGCTCTGGTCTGGCTTTTTAGTTTTTAACGGATTGCCGTTATCCGTGTATTCGTGCGTATGGTCTTTTGCAATGTTGGCGATGTTCGCCACCACCTGAATTAATTCGCTCAAAATCTGCAACACGTTTTCGCTTTCACTGCCCAGCCAAACTTTCCCGCCATCCTTAACTTTTATCAGTTGTTTCAGCTCAGCAAATGAATCAGCAATTTTTCCAACACGCTGCCGCAGGTCACGCGCCACTTTTATGTTGCAATCACTGGCGGTAGTTAAATTCAAATTATCAACAGCAGAAACATTTAAAACCCCACCGCTCAATAATTTCAGCGCGCCCAATGCTTCTATCACTTTTGCGCCCAATACTTGCTCTGTACTGTTGCGTTTAACCAGCGCAAAAAACTCGTGCGCGGTGGTAGCAGCTGAATAACACTCCAACGCATAGCGAAAACAATCATCGGTAATATTGGCGTGAGTAGTGCGCTGCCAATTACCAGCAGCATCGGCGCGCTGTTCCACGCCAGTACCGGCCTGCAACAACAGCTCACCAGGTGCAACATTGGGTAAGCTCAAACCATCGCTTAACACGGTGCGAATAAACGGTTTGCTGGGCAGGCCATAAGCAAAGGCCAGCTCCACAATCGCGCCCGGCTCTGGAAAACCAAACACACCCCGCTCAAGGCCAGCGCAATGCGCAGGCAGCGGCACCGCTTTAAATAGGGGGAATAATTCATCAGGCTCATGGTTTTCATCCAGCACCACCACATCCACCGCATAACGTGGCCTAAAAGCCTCACTCAATGCAGGTGATGTAATCGGGTCGCTAATACTCTCAACCCGCGCAAAAACAGGCAGGTGGTACATGCCGGCCAATTCCGGTTTATTCCGGTCTACGATACGGACGATTTGTTTATCCATCGTGTCCCCCAAGGGTTAAAGTCCCACTCAATTTCCATGTGTGCATCGCTAAAACTCACGCTCGTAATAGTGGCCCCACTGGTAAATTTCACACCAGGGCGAACACTGGGAACTGCAGGCACCTTGGCGGCATTTGCAATACCACTGCGAGCCTGCCACTCCACCGGCAACGCAATTTCTTTACCGGCCCAATAGCTATCCTTCCATGCACCCACAAACACAGAACCATCGCCTTGTTGCTGCCAAATCATTTGCGGCACACGGTAAACACGCGCCAATGAATCCATGCAGTGATAGCCGTGCCCAATAGAGTAAAAAGCCGGGGCTTTGGTTTTGCAGTAATCCGCCACAGGGTGCACAAAACGGATCGCGGTAATATTGCTTGCCGTTTTTAAAACCTCGGGCAGTGAGCAATTTCTAAGGTTTATGGGCAACATCCGGTTTAAAGCGGCAGTAAATTCCCGGCAAAAAAGTTGCTGTTGTTTTTTGTCGATAGGAAACGAATTTTCGATAAAACCAGAAAACAAGGCTGTCAGCGAATTCGGGTTGTAACCTATGCTGAACTCAACAACACCGGCCAGCGTTTCGCGTGTATTTACAGTGAATGCAGCGCGCCCCGGATTAAACAAACCAAGCCGCACATCATCTGTATTTAACTCAACGGCCTTGCCATTCACTGTTAGCAACTTATGCAGTTTCATCACTGGCCGCCTTGGGTGCTAAAACAGAGTCAAGCGAAGCCAGTATTTTTTCAAAGCTGCCCATTGTGGTTTGTTCGGTGGCTGCATCTTCACCGCTAGCACTAACCGTTTCACCGCTGGAGGCCTGTGTAACGCCCACCACTTTGGTTTGTCGCTGTTCTATTTTTTCAGGGACACTCTGGTATTCCTTGAGTGAAAAATTTACCTGCCATGCGCGCAGGCGATAATCCTCACGAACATCAAAAGAGCCGGTGAATTTAACCTGCCGCACATTCATTGCATTTGCCGCTGGCTCAACAATGTCATAAACCAATAGTGAACCATCCGCATTAGTAGCACGTGCAACAGCCGTTAATTCACTCAGCGAATCCACATCGTCAAAAGGCAACAGCAGCGCAACAGTAATTTCAACCGGCTTAATGCCCTTCTCCGCCGTATCGGTGCCACTGGTTTGCGCGCCCAGGGTTTCATCCTCAAACCGCATACCAACCGTTACGCGCTGCTCTTTGTTTGGTACGGTGTAATCATTCAGCATCATAGGCCCATCAGCTCCCGCAACAATTCCAGCTCACCCGGTGGGCTGGTAAATACCACACAGCAGCACAAAGGCGCGTCATGCCCTGCGCCGCTCGCCTCCAGCAATGCTTTAGCTTGTGCCGGGGTTTTGTTGCCAATGAATTTCGCAACGCCCTCACCGCCATTAAAAGCCGCTTGAACAACAAGCAGCGCGCTTTGTGACTCAGCAATCAAGCTGGCTTTTTTGGCAATCAAATCATTTAATTCTTGCGTGGGGTCAACAGCACCCAACTCATAGGCCTCAGCGTGTGCGCTGTATTCACCAACAGCACCCGCCGCGGATGTAATGCCGTGGTAATCACCCAAGCTATGGCCTACCCAGCGGGCATTCATCGCTGCAGTGGGCAACACAATTTTGTCGGCCTCCACACTTGCTATTTGCCCAGCACGGCGAGCGCACAACATCGTTTGCGGCAACGGGAAAACTGAATTGAATTGTTTCAATGCTTCAGAAAAACCAAAAAAACCATCCGCAGAAATAAGCACAACTAAAACGTCAATCGTTCCACTTGGTGATGCGTAGTCATGCTGATCCGTTAATTTTTCTGCCGCTGCTTTAACAGCATTCGCCCTGGATAAATAACGGTAGTGACCATCACCCTCTCCAATTCCTTGCACCCAAGGGTGAACACAAGCAACGCTCACACCCACCAGCATTCCATCAACCACGTGGCCATGCTCGCCAATACTGCCGGTTGCAGCACCTGCCACTGGGTTGTTGGTAGTGCTGTAATCCGGGGCGGCACTTAGCCTGCCCTGTGCAGCGCCCAGTTCAGCACCGGCACCGGCAAGCGCGGTTTGCACTGAATCGGCAACGGCCTCCAGCGTTGGGGGGAACTGAAATGCAACTTGGCTAAACATTTTCAGCAACAACCGCTAATTTTTTCTTGTAGCGCGACCAACCAAAAACACGCACAGCGGCATAGATTGGTAAGCGATAACGGCGGCGCACTCTCTCTAACTCCATTAGCTGCAAAAATATTTCATCTGCCGCTTTTCTGTCGAACCCGCGAGAATACAAATAGTCATGCACAATAGCGGCACAACGTGTGCGGCCCTTAAACAGCATGTAAAAAATAGGAATGCGCGGCACACTGTCTAAATCAGTTTTAAAACCAATAGGCACAACATAATCACCAAAGCAAAACGGCTGCAGCAGTTTGAATTCAGTGCGCCCAACCGGGGTAAGTTCAGGTGCTACAAAACTCATAGCGCGCCCGCCGTAATTCCTTGCGCGCTTTCAAACAAGGCATCCACTTGTTCATTGCTCAAACCCAGTTGGTCAATAATCAGCGCCACCATTGGGTTATCACGGCGAATATCCAAACCGCGCTGCCACGCAATTTTTATGCGGGCGGGTGTATCAGGGTGTTCTATCAGCGCCTTAACGCCATCAAATAGCCCTGCCTCAGTTAGAACAACTTCCGCTTGGTAGGCAGTAATAACAGGAACATTTACGCCTTCCACTGGGGGAAAGGAAATTACACCGCTATACATTATTTAATCCTCACGTAATCACACATCCCCTCAATAATGTTTGACGCACCATTGAAGTGAAAACCAACATAATCGGGAGTGGTGTAGTCCACCTTTAGCATCGCTGATTTGCTGCCACCCTGCGATTCGTTAAGGCTAAAACCACCCATCACCAAGTTTCTAAAACAAAAATATTGGGCATTTGAACCGCCAAGTTCCTCTGCTGATCGGGAGAAATTTATCAATTCAAAATTCACAAAATCAGTGGTGAAATAAAAAGAGTTTTGAAGGCCTAAAACCATCCCGCCAGTAACGCTAAAAACTCTAACGAAAAGCGAACCACCTAAAGATCCAAAGTGGCTGCGAAATGGTTCAGGAATAGACTGGCTTACATCAACCCAATCAAGGCCGTTAACTGAACTGAAAAAATAATAAGTAGAACCAGAATGCCCGCACCAAAAAAACTTACCCAATGCGTAAGTCATGTCTTGAAATATCACAGAAGATACTGGTGCATTTATCGTTGAAAAGTTTGCGCCACCATCGGTAGTTCTCAGGTAACTGTTCGTGTTTTTTCTACCAATAATGATCACACCATTGGCAGCCTGAACCAGTGGGATATAACTACCAATTACCGCAACGGGCAGCGTTCTATTTGCTTTCACTGTGCCACTGGTAAAACTCACGCATGCAACATCGCCAGAGGCAACAAAAAGCCCCGTGATTCCATCAGAAGAACCACGAACACTATCGGCCACTCCACTGGTTAAAACTCTCGCAACAGATGCAACGCTAAAACTTTCTCCCGCGTTGGTGCTGTGCGATGTATTTATTGCAGCGGCTGTGTTGCTCGCAACAACAAATGCGCCACCCACAAAAATAACGCCTGTCGCTTTACCGGGCAGGTTGTGGGGCACAGCAGTAACCGTGTTGCCACCATCTTTAACAACCAAAACGTGGGTTGCATTGCTGGTAGCAATAACAACAGTACCCAAACCATCTGTTGCAGCCTGGGTAATCATTCCATTAACGCCTCCGGGGTAAACCAGCTGCCCGTAACTGCGCAAGGCCTTCTGCTCCAGCGCCTTTTCATATCCAGCTTTGGTGTGCAGCAAGCCTTTCAACAACCACTCATGGCCAGAAGAGTCGGTAAACTTATCGCCTGAAAATGGGCAGCTTTTTACGTGGCCAATGGGTGGGTGCAAACCATCAGTGCTTGCACTTGCCGCCAAAATAATTAAATCCTCAATTGCACTGGCCGCACCCACTGCATTAGTAACCCGCTGCAGTTGTGTATTTAAATTGGCTTGATCCAATATCACCCCAATACTGGAGGCCTTCTTAGCCGCAATTGCCACTTCAATCACTTGATCAAAAGTGGAGGCATTTGTCAGCGCATTAATACGAGTTTGTAATTCGTTTTTTAAAGCAGTGGTGTCCAGCATGGCTACTCCTACAAACCGGCCAGCGCCAAACGGCGCAACTTAATAAAATCGGGGTGGGTTTTTAATTGCTCGGGCTGCATCGCGGTATCCGCTTTTGCGCCCTGGGCAGATGTTGCAAATGTGTCTATCAGCGCGCCCGGCACCGTGCGCTTTACGCGCAAATCAGTCACCACACCTGCCCCGCTAATGCTCGCCACTTTTACCAAGTAATGCGGTTTTCCTGCTGGGTCGTTGTAGTCGGTTAGCGGCGCTCCGGGCGCGCTGGTTAACAATTGGAACGTGCTTTCACCACCTGCAAATCCACCACTGCGGTAAACGTCAACATACACATCCACAGGCAGGGCCAAACCTGCCAAGGCGGAATCTGCATTTAAACGAACGCGAACACCCTCCACATAGGCCGTACCCGCTTTTGCAAGGTAATTACCACCACCCGCATTAACCACACGGAACGCATCATTAAAAAATAAACTGCGCCCGTAAAAATCGCGCATATCAGTAATCAGTGCGGCATCAATGTTGTCCAACACATCGGTGAACGATATTTGCCACGTTTCAGCAGGCACAGTAATGCCGGTAACTTCAGCAGCATTGTTGTATTGCGTTAAAAAGTTACGGGTTATGGTGTTGCCAGCGGTTAAACCAGCCGTTTCATATTTGTATTGCCGTGGCGTGTAGCTCACACCAATCAGGGTGTTTTCCTCATCGACAATACCCACCCAATTAAAATAAAAATTACCAACGGTTGAACCCAGAATAATGCTGTAAACCACTTTGTTTTCAGCTACATAACCTTGTGCTGTTTTTGGCCCCTCACACACAATATGCTCTGGCGCAGGCATACCCTGCTCCAAATCAACAGGTGCGCCGGTGTCTAGCCCAGGTATATCCGCAAACACGAATTTGGAAATAATGAATGGCTGGTTGTTGGCTTGTTTCAGCGCTATTTTTGCGCGGCCTGAATTAATAACTGCTGCTGCCATGGTTTTTCCTAAAAGCTCGCCACATCAAATGACCATGAGTTATCAAACTCAATGGTCGCCAAATCAACTGAGACTGCGTTAATTGTTTCAAACTCGTACCGGCGGCAAGTGCGCCCGTATTTTTCAATTAAAATTTTTAACAGCTCCGCGTTTTGAGCCAGCTGGCTATCAGTCAGGCGTAGCACAATAACGTCCCAGTCTTTACCGTCTACGCGTTCATCCACCTCCACGTAACCAATACCAAGGCGCATAAAAATTCGCTTAATGCCTACAATGGAACCCGCATCACGCGCATTTACATAAGCAAACTTCACCCGCGCCCGGTAAAGCCAAAGTGGTTCTGTTGCAAAGCGGTCTATATCGCGCTGCCACGCAATCATGTTTAACACCTGCAGGGTGCAGGTCATTGGGTCTAGTTGGGTCATTGGCCAGCGCAAACCCAATTCAACGTTTTCCCACCATTTTTGGCACAGCCGTATCAGCGGTATTGATTGCCCTTTGTTAAACCAAAAATTCAGGTCGAGTTTAATCATCGTATTGCACCGTCACTTCGCCCATGCGTGGAATGTTGAGTGCGCTGATTATTTCACTCAGGCTGAATTGCACTGAGTGCAACAGCGGGAATAAACGGTGCAACTCAGCGCCCAACAGCGAAAAAGAAAACCGGCTAAGCGGTTGCGTAACGGTCATGGCGTACTCGTTATTTGCGCGAAAGGCGGCACCAATAGCATTGGTCACTCCATTTAACAGCTCGGCTTTTTCTTCCACCGTTGCACTGGGTACAGCGCGAATTGTCACGGTGAAATCATGTTCAGTTTCCGGCATGGCAAAAATGCGCAAATCGTCACCGTGGCCGTGGTTGCCTGCATCCATTACATGGCTTTCTATTTCCGCAATCAGTTCAGAACTTGGCTGGCCAACGTCCATAAGAATGTACGCATTAGCAGTGCCAGGGCCACGCGGTGCGCCATGTTCAAAAAACACATTGCGGGTATTAATGTTGGCAAACGTGGTGATTATTTTTAAATACACCGCGTCTGTGTGGAATTGGTTCACCGCTGTAACCTGGTTGCGAATTCTCATGCGGTAATCGTCCGGGCTTTCCTCATCGGCCCCGGCGCTGGTGAGCCAATCGGCGCTATTGGTAACGGCGTTAATACCGGCAATAGGCACCTGCAAAATAGCGTAGTAACCCGCCGGCAAGTTGTAGCCCTCGCCAGCTTCTACCGCCTCAGCAGCAACGCTAATACTCGCCACACCGTCTGCAATAATTGCGGTGGCTAATGTTTTAAGGTGATAGCTGCGCCCGTTAATTAATGGGCTTTTTACAATGGTATTGGCAGGAATCACCAAATCACCCACGGTATTAACGCGGCTAAAAAGCAAATTGCCTTTTGCTTTTTTTGCCGCTTTAATTTCTAAATCCACCGCCCAGCCAAACATGTTCAGCCACACACCGGTTGCAGTGCGCAAAAACATGTTGGGTAAAATTTGCTTTAACAAAAGCTCTTTAACTATCCACAACACTGGGGTAGTCACCAGCGCTGTTATGCCACGCCAGAACGGGGAAATTTCTGCCTTATTGTTGTAAGGAAGGTTTTCAGCAACAGCCAAGGCCTGCCACTGGGCTTTTGCTTCGTCTTCAGTGGTTGGCAAGCCAGCGTCTTTCACCATTTTTGTAAATGCACTGCTGTAATCGTCGCTCACACGCTCACCTCAATTGGCCCGTATTGCATGGTTTGTGCGGTAATTAAAAAGGTTTCGTTATCCACTCGCTCTACTCGGGCTGTACCAGGGCGAATGCGTTCATCGTCTTCCACTTTTCTTTCTATGCGCACCATGCCCCGCTTAATCTTTTCGCTACTCCGCTCGCCAATCATTTCAATCAATATCCCGGTTTCACGGATCATGTGTTGTATGTCCTGGGCGATGCTGGCGCGGCCATCTATTCCAACTGGAAGCCCAAAATCGTCCAGCACAATGCTGTCGTCTTGAATTAACAAATCAAAATGTTCGGTCATCACGCACTCATTAACAGTTGATCACGCAAGGAATAACCATCCACTTTCTGCGTAGTGTTTACATTCAATGTGCCAATGCTGGTGCCGCTGTTGCTGTTGTTGCTGCTGTTGTTAATTTGCTGCAGCAAACCACCTTGGGGCACGTTGCGTTGTGGTGCATCCGGGCGGGGGGCCAGTTTTTCGCGTTCGCGCTCTACCGTTTCATTCAAGCGCTCGGCGGGGGCCGGTGCGGTGGGCACTGCCGCCAGTGGTACAGAAAACGCGGGCGTATTGGCTGGCTGCGCAATTTGCATAACCGCTGGAATGGTTACCGGTGCAGGCTGGGCAATATTGGCGACCATGGGAATTTGTAGCGGCTGTGGCGGCACGGCCCCTGCTGTTTTTTCAGCGGCTTGTTGCGCCGGGTTGCTTTGTAAACTGCTGGTGTCAATGTTTACACCCGGTAACAGGTTTACGGTTTCCAACGCGGCCTTGGCGGTATTCATTAACCCGTCAAAAATATTTAATTCAGCCAGCCAATTTTTAAATGAGGAAAACCACTCAGGAATTTTGTTCAGGTTTTTAATCAGGAACCCAACAAAATCGGCAGCGAGTAACAGCGGTTGAAAAATAAATTTCAGCACGGGGTTGTCTTCAATAACAGCGCGGAAGGCCTGCCACTTTTCCAACATGAAATTAACGGCGCTCAGGGTTGCGGCCTTTACGGTGTCCCAGTGTTTTACCAGCATCACAAGGCCTGCAATTAACGCCACAACACCAACCACAATCCACGTAATAGGGTTAGCCAGCAATGCAGCGGCAAACGCCCATGCGCTGGTTGCGCCGGCAATAAAGGCGGCTTTCATGGCAATTAACCCGGTAATGAGTACAGGAAAGCGAAGGGCCGTTGTTAAAAGCAAAATTCGCGTAGCAGCGAGCGATGCATTCCATAACCAGATGCCAGCGCGCACTAAATAGAGTGGCGATTTCAAAATACTGATTGCCGTTTTAAAGCCCACCACGGCAATCATTGTCATGCCTTTAGCAATGGCTAATGCAGAAACAGCGGCAACCACAACGCCAACCCATACCGTGAGTTTTGCCAGCAAGCCAAAGAGGTGCGGGTATTTGTCAATCCACGTACTAAGTACATTTAAATTTTCAATAGAAAATTCATACAGCGGTAACAATGCTTCTGTGATCAAAGCCCCCCAACCAATTCTCACTGCAATATTCGCTTGGTTAAGCCGCTCTTGCGCATCGGTCAGTTGTTTTGCTTTCCAAATGGCATGCTCCATACCACGCACCTTGCCTAATTCGGCAATCGCACTGGTGAGGCCTGTGGTGTTGTTCATCAGCAGTTTGATGGTGGCCACGGCCTCATCGGAACCAAACGCTTTTTTAAGCGCATCGCTCTTTGCTACGGTATCAATCGCACCAAATTTGTTTTGGAGTTTTCCCAGAATTTGCTCCACCGGTAACATGCGCCCTGCACTGTCGGTGAATTGCAAACCTAGCTTCTCCTGGGCGGCTCCTACGCCGCGCAGGAAGGCCTTGTACTTAGTACCCGCCTCACTACCACTCATGGTGGCCTGCAATTGCCCCAGAATGGCCATTTGCTCGTGCATGGCTATGCCGTGGGCTTGGGCGTCTGCACCCAAGCTGGTGAATGCGGCACTCATTTGCATACCGTCAGATTTAAAAATATCCACGGCCATAGAGGTTTGCCCCGCGAGTAATTGAACCCACTGGGCGCGCCCCATTTTGTCTGCAGTGTTTTGGAAAATACCGTACATGGTGCCCATGTAATTGGTAATGGTGTTGGCATCGGCCTTGGAGCCTTTGGCCAATATGTTTCCGGCCTCGGTGAACTTCACCAGTTCATTGCCACTTAACCCGGCAATGGCACTTTGAATATCGTAAGAACTGCTAACAAAAGCAGCGGCGCTCTCGCCGTATTTAATGGAAAAACTTAACGCGGATCGCTCCAGTTTTTTTAGCGTTTCATCGGCAACACCCAGTGTTTTAACGCCCATGACTTCTTTGTGAAATTCGCGGTAGTCGTTGGTCATGCCCTGAATGGCAACACCCACACCCCACATACCGGCAACGCCGCCGGTAATGTTGGCAAAGCCCAGTGCGGTGTTTTTGGTGAGCTTGTCCATAGCGGCGTTTATGCGGTTAACAGGCGCAGTAATCTTGTCGATCAATTCAATGCGCATTAACAGCTTTTCTAACCGGCTCGCCATGTTTAATCCCCATTTGACCAAATACCGTTGGCCACAGAATTTTTAAAACTTTCCCAATAACTTTTTTCTAAATGCAACGCGGTAGCTAATACATCGATGTCGTTTACATCCCTACCGGGCAAATGCTTCATAGCAAGTGCCTGGTAGTGGCTGTATTGGTTCTCGCCTATTCGCTCTGCGCGTTGCTGGATTTCTTTACAAAAATGCCCAGGTCAGGCGTGTATTCCTCCAGCACGGCGCTGGCCAATTGCACTTCTGAACCAACGTGTTCAGCCAGCAATGCCTTCAGCGTGGCTTTTTGTTTTTGGTCAACTGTGGTCATTAAAAAATTGTGGCAAGGAGCAACCTTGTTGTTTTGCGTAGTACCGTTGATGTACTTGTTGTAGTCATCGCGGTTAATGGTGAAGGTAAATTCATTGCCGCACATTTCCGCGTGAATCACTTGTTCGTTTTTGCTCATGGTTCTAATCCCCGAGGGTTGGTTGGTTAAAAAATTACTTGTTAAAAAAATCTTTCAGCCCCAGCACAAACACACTGCAAAGGCCGGTTAAAAAAATGGTTATCAGGGCACGGGTGGCGAGCTTGCCAATCTGCTCACTGGCCAAACGCTGTTTGCGTAGGTGCGCGAAGTCGGCTTGGCTCTCGCGCACGTTGTCTGCATCAATCCCCAACTTTTGCAGCACTTCGGTAACAGCTTTTGCAGCACCAGCGGCGGCTATTGCTTCCAGTTCTTGCTTGGTTAACTCACTCACACGCCGCCCCTTACGCTGTTTATTACACGGCATTACACGCCGCACTTTCTTAAAGGCCTTTGGCCTATACTCCGCGCTCCACTAACAAAAAGGAGCAGTACCAATGTCTGAAGAAGTTATGAACATCAACTCAAAAGAATCCGTAGCGCTAGAGCTCGCGAAATTCATCACCCTCCAAGTGGATAGGGGATCAACTAAAACCCCTACAAAGGCCGAGATTCTTAAGACTTACGAGCAAAGCCTAAAAGTCGTTGGAGGCCAGACGGCGGAGCGAGCACTTGGCGAATAGTTTTAATTTCCGCCGCCGCTTCTTGCGCGGTTAGGGATGGCTTCATTTTCATTAACTCAAGGACGAGTTTTACTTCCTCTGCTTTACCCATTTCAAAACCCCTTCTAATCGCTGGTTGCTACTGGTTATTACTCATTACTTCACTATGTTGCATATTGACGCCCACAAGCCGGTGCGCTAATCTGCATTCACAGCGGCAAAATCCGCTGTCGGGATTCTGACCCCCGGTTAATTCAAACGAGCACAAGGCGCTCTGGCGCTTTTTTTGTGCCTGCAATCCAGCTACGCTTGCGTTATGGCGGCTGGGTGGGGCCACCTTCGGGTGGGCCGGTGCGCGTTTGAGCCGGTGGTCAGAACCCTGTCCAGTCGCCTCCATGAATTCTGACCTCATGAAGGCGGTTTAAAACCCAATTCAAACGAGGCTCACGCCATGAACAAATCCGCACGTAAAACCGCTTCACTTCCGTTACAACAAACCCGCCGCGTTATTCAGTTGGATCAATCGCAATTTGCGCTTTATCAATCCGGGCAAATTGATATTTACGCCCCGGACGGTACGCGCCTGGAATCCATCGGCCACTTTCCTGCTGAAGAAAATCGCACACGCTTTGTGGATCAACTCTCGCTGGTGGAAGCGCTGGTGGTTAATTGCAATGGCCAACTGGAGTTAAGTGACCGGGCCATTGCAAGCCTTGCTGATTTGCTTAATAAATCCCAAAAAATGATTGAGCATTAACGGGTATTATTGCCGCTAAGAACTGGCGGGTTTTACACAACCCGCCAGCACCGCCTCTAACTGCTCTGCATAGAGTTTTAATTGCGCTCTATCGGTTAACACCACATTCACTAATTCACAGTCGCTTTCGTGCCCCTGTATTTTTGCGCTGGCCAGCACTGGCGCTTGCGGTAAATCTTTTTGCTCAATACAGGGCGCAGCAACCACTTTGGTAACGTCTACCGGTGTGTATACCGGCACTTCCTCCACGCTGGTGCAACCCAACAACAACCACGCACCAACCATTACCAGCAACATCAATAATTTTTCTTGCAGCATTACGGCAACACCTCGTCCAAAATTGTTTTACCTATGCCCGCTACGGTGCAGCTGGCGCCTTTGTCTTGCTCTAACCACGCAATACGGTTCTGCAACAGCTGTACGCGCTGTGCGGCCTCCTGCTGGGCCTTTACGCGAGCCTCGGCCATTTGTTGGGCGGTGGCTTCAAACGCTTTAATTTTTAATTCCTGGTCGGCTACTGCGTCCCGCATGTTGGCCACTTCAATTTTGCGCAGCACTGCATCGGATAACAGCTGGGTTTGTTTATCCTCTAACCCCTTCACCTTTGCGCGTAGTGAAATGTTTTCAATGAACGTTGGGATTAGCACCAGCAACAGCAGGAACGCCACTACAAACGCCACATAGTCTTTAATACTGCCGCTGATCATTGTTGCCTCTCTGGTACTGGTAACTGTTGCCACGGCTGGCGAATGATTCACTGGCGTTTTGAATGGTGTTGCCGCCAATGAATGTGCCCACGGTGCCAATAATTAAAAATTTGTAGGTTTCCTGGTCGATGTAGCCAAACACCAACAACAGGGTGTTCACCACACAGCAGCCAAGCGAGAGCAAAAAGCGTGTGCCCCCGTAGCGGCTAAAAATGTGTGGCTCATTCAAAATCAGTGCTCTCAAAAAGCGTGTAAGTGAAATGCGGCCCATACAGGTGGGCGGCATAGCGAGCAAGGCGCATCAGCTCATCAAAATCACGGCTGTCTGCAATCACTTGGCACCCGGCGCTCCACTTGTCCACTTGGTTGCTTTTGCCATCGGCACGCGCACGGTGGCAATTCAGGCCAATTAATTCGCGGTGGCCAATGCGGGCGTTTAAATCCAACTTCGCATCGCGGTTGTTATCGCGAATCACCACCGTGGGTGTGCGTTGCACCAGTGCCTCGTATTTGCCCTGGTGCAAACCAATCTTCCACAGTGCTGGGTATTGCTCTGGGGGCAAAATGGCAGTGCCTTGCACATTGGCGGGGTTCAGGCGGTAAAAGGTGCCGGGGTCTGTGGTGCAGGCAAATACGCGCAACACTGGCTGGCCTTCATCGGTAAACGCCACACAAAACAAATCGTTAAACGTGTTGGCCTGCACATCGCGCATATTGCGAATGCCCACCAAATTTAAATTGAAGTCGCCTTCAAAAAATTGGTAACCCTTAGCGCGGCAAATTTGCTTAATGGCTTCATAGCTCAAGTGTTGCAGTTGCATTACCCAACCCTTTGTGACTTTTGGAACAATTCGCGCTGGTGAAAACCTTCGCACTCTGTACAACGCTCCACACCGCCTAACGCTTGCCTTGCCTGTTCAATTTCAACGTCACAATCCGTGCAGTGCGTAAGGCTTTTGATGTGGAAGCGGTTTTGCTTTAACTGGTATTGCAGTGCCGTGTGGTTTAACGCGGCCTGCAGGTCTACCGCGTTATCCAAAAAATCCGCTGCCATTAGCGGATGTTTTCAGTGGATTTACGGGAGAGATACGGCACACCGTTAATGCGTACAAAGTCTGGGCTGGTTACATCAAACGGGATTTTGTGTTTTGCTTTTTCACCGCCCTTTGCATCGATGTTGAGCAAGTCACTAATGCGCAGTGAACAACCAAACATTTCAATGTTTAGTGCTTCATCGTCCACATCGGCATTGGTCACAATGTCAAAATCGTCCAACTCCTCAAAACTGCCGGCTTTTCTGGCGGCATCAATAATTAAATTGAAGTTTTGGGTATCCACTTCAATTTCACCGGAACAACTCACCTCGCCTGCAACTTTTCCGTTTGGTACGCCTTTGGTTTTTGAAACGCCTTTTGCGTCATCAATGCTGGCGCTCATGGTTTCCACGTGAATCATTAAGTCGCCAACCATCACATCAAAATCGCGGCCGCCAATTCGCTTACCCATGTTTGTTACTCCAAAAATAACTTTGTTTGGCTGGCTAGGAGTGAGTCGAACACTCAACCTCTGGTTTTGGAGACCAGCGCTCTACCAATTGAGCTACTAACCAATATTTTTAAAATGGTGTTAATCACCCGTGCTGGTTAAATCCAAAATTAAATTAGCGGTAATGTCCTTGGGGGAATTCCAAGGGCGCACTTTTATGTACACCTCCACCGCGTTTTGACTTGGCCACACAATGGTGATGCTGTCATCCGCGGGCGGGCGAATGTCGCCGGGGAATTGCGTACCGGCAAAAACAGTGCCTTTGCTCATTTCACGCAATGGGCGCATGAAGTAGGTTTTATTGGCTGCGGTAGAAATTGAGCTGTCGTTGAATGAACGGTTTGCCACTTTTTTAATGGCCAGAATGCGCACACGGCGGGCGGCTTTATCCACCACGCGCAGGTTTTCAATTACCTGATAATCGCCACCGGGTTCATCCAGCATGTTGCAATCACCCCAGAAGGTGCCGGGGTAACCGGTATAACTTTGTGGGCAGGAAAGTCGGTTTGCGTCCAAGGTGGTTAAAACCGCCGCTGGCAGCGGTACGCCTGCGCTATCCACTGGGGTATCGCCCAGCGCCAGAACGGGGCCGGTTTCTACGCGCATGGGGGAATCCGCAATACTTACTGCGCGGTTGCACAGGCGGCCCAGCAATACGCCCAGGTTGTTGCCGTGCAGCTGCGGCACAGCCGCAACACGGTAAGCGCTCACGCCGTTGGGAATGGCAGCCTGGGCAGCGGTGTATTGCGCCCAGGTTTGGTCATTGGCATTAATGCCCGGAGTGGCCACCAAAATTCCCACACGGTGCGCGTGTTGGGTGCGCACCAGTTCTGCCTTGGTTTGCGCCGCATTTAAATCGGCAGCGGTTTCAGCGGGAGTACACACGCCCACCAATTCCACCTCTATGGTTTGCAGTGCCAGGTCCAGCGCTTCGCGCCAGTCGTCATCAGCAGCAATGGGGGCGGCATAGGCTTGCCAATTCTCACCACCGTTTATTTGGGCGGCTGTTACTTGGGTTTTTAAATCGCTGGCGGCGGCACCCAGCAATACATTCAAATCGCTCTGTGAGTTCAGTGAAATTACTTCGCCCACACCGGTGGCACACACACCAATAAAAAGCGCTTTGCGTTCTACCTCGGGAAAATTGCCCTGCCCTAAGTTCAGGTTATTTACGGTTACCTTGCCCTGTGCCATAGCTACACCCTTGAGTGAATTGTGTTTTCAAAAATTTTGTCTACAAACTTGGTTACTTGCGTTTGCGTTGCACCTAAAAACGTTCGCGCTGGTACGCTGGTAATCCACGCTTTTTTTGGCGTTTCTTCGCGCAGGATTGTTAAAATCAACCCTGCTTGTTTTTGCTTTAAATTTTCCTGAATCCATTTAAGCGATGGCTTGCGCCATTTCTTACTGCCCTTCACGCGAATTTTGTAACCTTCATCGCGCAGTGCCTTGGCTTGTTTTTTTGTTGCCGGGTCTTCGTAGTGCGCTCGCGCTCCACGCTCTTGAGCCATTTTTGCGGCAGTCATTACCTGCGTAACGCCTTCATGCTGCTGATAGGCAACATGGCCTTTAAACCCTACTTCCACAAAATCCGGCGTTGTGAAATTTGCTGCTACCTGCCGGCTCAAATGCCGCAACAATTTACGGTCATTCCCGCGCTTACGTGGCACCCAGGGGCGGCCCTCTACATCACGTTGGGCGCGCAAATTGCGAATGCTTTGCCGCTTAATTTCACGGCCAATGCCGCCCAATAATTGCCGCCGTTTCCGTGGTGGTAGTTGCATGGCCTCCAGTCGCTTTTGCGCACTTAGGTTGCCAAACACATCAAACTTAATTGCGCTCATAGGGTTTATCCGTTGGGCGCTCTTGGGTGTCGCCTACCCCCACTTTGTTTGCATCGCTAATCACTGCTGGGGCTACGCTGTAGCGGTTGCCATTGAATAAAATCGGGCCGTTATCGTCTGGCACTACGGTTATGCCTTCGTCAAACGTCACCTTTATTTCCAAATCAACCGTGAAGTCATCCAGCGGTGTTACATCCACCTCGGGTGGAGGCAAATCCAAATCATCGCGATTGCAGTCGTTCTCCATTAGCCACACGCACAACAGCGCTAAAAACAAATCGGCATCTTGCGAATAGCGCTCTACTGAGAACACTGCGTCATATTTAAACCGGCACAGCAACAAACCATTACCAATGCGTTTACTGGCTGGCTCGCTGGTGCCGTTTTCCATCCAGTAATCCAGCTGCTCAGCACCAAACAAATTTTGCTGCAACAGGAAACTGGCCAGCGCTTGCATTTTTGCGAGAGCCATTTACAGCAGCTCCACACTGACGTTTTCAGTAACACCCATGAGGCGGCGAATAGCGCGGCCAGACTGGGCTAAAAAATATTGGTAAGTGTCCTCACCTTCTTTGGCTAAATTCTCGGCCTGCTCGCGGCGGTTCATGGTGGCAAATGCCATTAGCAACAACCCCACAGCGCGGCAAAAAACAGCGCGCTTGTATTGCTCAACTTTTGCCAATTCTTCACCAATGGCAGCGGCATCTACTTGCTCCAGCATGGTGAAGCCCTGCAAATTCCATTGTGCTTTTTTAACCACCAGCTGCTCATTGCAATCGCTAATGGCTAACCGGGTGTGGTGTTCAATCACGTCCTGCTTGTACTCAGTAGGCACACGGTAAAAGCGCTGCAACTCGCCCAGTTTTATATCCGGGTAAAAACCATCGTTGGTTATTTCCGTATTCAAATAAGTGTCTGGCTTGCCGGTGAAACTCAAAATGGGCGCTCCACTTCAGTAACAACAACATCAACGCGTTGTGCTGTGGCGCGATGCTCCAACACATGGAAGGTGCCGCCGTTTACACGTGCTAATCGTTCGGCCTCATTTACTGCAGACTGATATGTGCTGTGTTTGTAACTCGGGCTAGTGCCTTCTCGCCAAACAATCCAAAATTGCGGGTTATCAAAAGCCATAATTTTTAGTCCTATAGACACCGCGCAAAAACGGGACAACCGATAAAACACACTGCGTTTATTGGCTCCCGTTTGCGGGTGCTCTCGGGGAGAGACGGTTTAGGCCTTGCCTAATTTCTGTTGCACTTTTTGCAGTGCGGTTTTAACGCCGTGTTTCTCGGGGTTAACTTCCACGCACTTCAAGTAGAACTTTTCGGCCTTTTCAAATTGCTGTTCAACTTCGGCAAATTGCGCAACCAGTTTGTAAATTTTGTTCAAGGCAATGGGGTGCGTTACTAACCACTGTTTGCTTTCCACACGCTCCAGCACTTGGGTTAAAAATGGTTCTGCGCTGTGCCCTGCTTTAAGCTGGCGCTGTGCCCAGTCGTGTATGCCCTCAGCAATAAAAGTATCCAGTGTGCTGCTGGTGAAATTGCTGGGCAGTTTTTGTTGCTGCAACATCGCCAAATCTGAAAACTCAATGCAGGTATCAATCTGCTCAACATCCAGCAACCAAATACAAAACCACACCAGCGGCTCAAACGGGTGATTAGCGCCGCTCTCTTTGTACTGGGTGATGTAGGGCGTCCACTTGGGAATTAATTGCTCCTTTTTCAGGGCGATTTTTTTCTGCACATCGGTGAGCGCGTGAAGCGCGGCTAAATCCTGCTGCATAGACATTTGCAGTATTTCAACCGGTGCGTTTTGGTCTGGAATGAAATTAACGTTTGCGGCGCTTTGGCCTTCTGCAATTGCAGTGGCTTGCGCGCTTAATTGCGCGGCAGCAATGCGGGCTTTGCATTCCGCTTGGTGGCGTTTAGCGAGTGACATAAATTGGTTCCCCGAGTTTTAAAAAGCCCGCCCCGGTGGAGCGGGTAAATCAACGTGACGCATCCATGCGGGCCATGAAAAAAGTGGCGTTACACCCAGGCGGCGCCTTCTTTGATTTTGATGTTCTTAAACTCAAAACCAGCCGCCATTTCTTCGTTCTCCACCACGTAGCCATCGTTTACGCTGGTGTAATCTTCCACGCGGTTGCGCTTGGGGTTGTCGATCACTTGGCGGCGCACGCTGGTGTCTTGGTAGTACCAGCTCAGGTTGTCGTAGGTGGTGATGAACAGGCCACGGCTGGGGAAGCCGCTTGGCGTGTCTACGGGCAGGCCGCCATACATTTTGGTGACCTTCTCGTTAGCGATACGCTCTTTCTCGCTTGGGGTGGCACCCTGGGCTGTGTACAGGGCCGCTTTGTCGGCAGCGAGCAAATCAGAGCCGATAAACGCAATTAAATCGCCGCGCTCACGGAAAATGGGGTCAAGCATTTGGCGGCAGTCATGCACGGCGGCATCCAAGTTGGGGTAATCGCCACCGGCACCAATGCGGATTTGTCCAACAGTCGCGCCCTGCAACATCCAGTGCGAGCCGCCATCGTATTCACGCATCAGCTGGAACCAGCCTTTGTTCACGTCTTCACCGTTGGGGTTCGCAACTTTGTCGGTCACAGCGGCGGCGCTGGTGCCATACCAGCCGGTGCGAACGCGCGCCATGGCGATAGCCTTGCGCACCCAGCTGGCGTACAGGTCTTGGAAATTAGGGAACTTGGCCCAGGCATCCACCGTGGCGTATTTGATATAGGTATCAAATTCAGTGGAGTGCAATTCGTAGTCCTGGCTGCCCAATGCCAACACTTCCTGCGGCACACGGTCGTTTGCATCGGTGTTGGTGCGTTTACCCAACACACCGGCGACAGCGCCAAGAACCTTTTCGCCTTTCAATTCATCAACGGGGAAGGTGTTGATTTTTTTCAGGAAGGTATCTTCCTCAACAATTTTGCTTTGCAGTGTTTGTGCAACCGTTGGGGTTACGCTGAATTGTTTTGCAACTGACTCCACACCAAAAGTGGCGGCCATTGCAATACAAAACGCTAAATACTTTTTCTGACTGACTTCATTCATTTTTTTCAATCTCTGAAAAGGGAGTGATTACACTTTGGTAAAAAATTTAATGTGGGGCGATTAGCGATTAACAGATCACGCCGGTATTTGCGCTTGCGTCGTCACCGGCTGGTTGTGTGCCCGGCACTGGCTCTTTTTGCAAAGAGGCAAAGTCTTCACTCAATTTGGTGAATTTTTCGGAAAGGTCTTTCAGTGCTTTTTCCGCATCGAATTGTTCGGTAGGTGCTGGCTCAGTTTTTGGCGTTGGTGCTGGCGCGGGAGCCGGTGCTGGTTCCTTCTTGGTGAAATGCCCAATCAGTTCTTCCAACAATGTGTTGGTTTTGTTTTGTGTTTCGGTCAGTTGATTGAATTGCTCTTTGTCCATTGCGGTGTCCCGGCTTTCGCCTTTGCTGTGTTTTAAAAGTGAGGTGAACTTTTCCAACAGGCTTGTTTCTTCATCCTGCTCAACAGCGGATGAAAAACTAATTTCGTTGCCTGAGATCCAGAACTTGTCTTTATCTGCACTGAAATTTAATTCAGTGGTGCCAACGCTGGCGGGTTCGTCTGTGGCGGCCATTCCGCCCAGGTAAAACTTACCGGTGCCCCGGAAGTTTTTAAGTACTTCAATTGAGCTATGGGTGTACTTGCCACGGCGGTTGGCATAGACAAGATCATCGGACGGGGCGAGAATCGCCATGAGGTGAATTTCACCTTTTAATGCGGGGTCTGTGGCTGGCTCCACTTTTAAATCAGTCACCTTGCCCTGGGCGCCAAACCAGCGCTCATGGTCTGGCCAGATTTTTGCGGAATAAACCGATTCTTTGTAAGTTTCTGCCATGTCCTGCAGCCACACTTTTTCAATGACGCGGCCATCCACAGTGGCACCACTGGTGGCAATAATTACCCAATCGGTTTTTAAATGTTTTGCCATGCAATCAACATCCAGTGAATTAAAAATAAATAATTTATTCCGTGCTTATTCAGCGAGTGATTGCAGAATATTGGTGTTTTGAACTAGGTACAAAGCCAACAGGTTCGATTAATTTCTAAAAGTTTCATTTAGAAATTTGTAAAACTTTCCCGCATCTTTAATTTGCATTCAGCGCTTTACACTGCCGCTATGAATGCAAAAGCCACCACACCGCCAATTAAAGCCACACCTGAAATAAAGGCCGCCGCACGCGGCCTTTATTTGCAGCACACGCCTATCTCTGTTATTGCGGAACGCTTTGGTGTTTCTGGTCGCACCGTTTACAACTGGCGCGATGAAGGCGAGTGGGACAACTTAATTGCAGGCGTGAGCATTGAGCAGGCGATAAGCCGCCGCATCATTGATTTGGCAGAGCAGAAAAATAAAACTCCGGCTGAATTAGATGAAATGGACAGGCTGATTAATCAGCTGGACAAAATGGCAGGCGTTCGCCTCAAGGAAGCAAAGACAGCAGCTGTATTGAAAGGTGAAGCCGCAAACGATGGCGGCGAGATTCAAAGCCAGCGCGCAGATAAAAAGAAAAAATCCAAAATAAAAAATGATGTTAGCGGCATCACTGCTGAAGCTTTAGAAAAAATACGCAAGGAACTGTTTTACGAATACCAGCACAATTGGTTTGACAATAAAGGCCAGCGCACCCGCTTTATTCTGAAATCCCGCCAGATTGGTGCCACCTACTATTTTGCGTGGGAGGCCTTTGAGGATGCCATTCTCACTGGCGACAACCAAATATTTTTAAGCGCCAGTAAAAACCAAGCGGAAATATTCAAAGCCTACATGATTGGCTTTGCGCATAAATATTTTGAGCTGGAGCTAAAAGGCACCGACTGCATAACACTCAGCAACGGTGCAGAACTGCGCTTTGTTTCCACCAATGGCCGCACCGCCCAGGGCTACCACGGCCACTTGTACATAGACGAAGTATTCTGGATTCCAGACTTTAAAAAGCTGAACGCTTTGGCCAGCGGCATGGCCGCGCACAAGAAGTGGCGCAAGACTTACTTTTCCACCCCGTCCATTAAATCCCACGGCGCTTACACATTGTGGAGCGGTGAGAAATTTAACGACAACCGCAAGGCTAAAGCTGAATTCGATTTGTCCCACAAGGCGCTTAAAGATGGCCAGCTGGGTGCAGATAAAATTTGGCGCAACATCGTTACGGTGGTGGATGCACAGGAAAAAGGCTGCGATTTATTTGATATTGACGAATTGCGCATTGAGTACAGCGAAGCAGAATTTAACAACCTGTTTATGTGCGCATTTATGGAAGCCGGGCTTTCGGTTTTCAAGCTGGGCGATTTGCTCAACTGCGCAGTCGATAGCAATGTGGTGTGGGTTGATTTTAAAGCCGGCACCGTTCGGCCCTATGGCAACCGCCCGGTGTGGATTGGTTACGACCCCGCCCGCGTGGGCGACAAATCCGCCGTGGCGGTATTGGCCGCCCCGCTCTCACCTACTGAAAAATTCCGCGTATTGGAGAGCATCACCCTGCGCGGTGCATGGCGAAACCAAGCCAATGAAATTAAAAAATTGGTTGATAAATACAACGTTGCGTTTATGGGCATTGACTGCACCGGCCCCGGCAATGGCGTATTTGAAATGGTGCAAAACTTTTTCCCCCGCGCAAAACCAATCCACTACGGGCTGGACACCAAAACCACACTGGTACTGAAAGCCCAGGACGTAATTGAACATGGCCGCATTGAGTGGGATGCAGAACATACCGACATTCCCCAATCCTTTTTGCAAATCACCCAAACCAGCACTGGCAACGACCAGATCACCTACGCGGCGAACCGCACACGCGACACCGGCCACGCGGATAAAGCCTGGGCAATTATGCACGCGCTCCACAACGAACCTTTAAACACCGAACGCCGCAGAAGCGGTGTAGCAATGGGCTAACACAATGAGCAATCGCCGTAACCGCCGTAACAACACTGCAACCAAACCAGACACGTTTGTTAACGAAACTCGCCCCAGCGCGCCCACCATATTTAAATTCGGTGAACCTGAATCTGTGCTATCCAATTCGCCCAGCGATTACCTTGGCGTTTTTCTGGCCCCCGGTGATTACTATGAGCCGCCAATTTCATTGGTTGGCCTGGGCAAAATTTTGCGAGCGAACGGGCACCACTGCACCATCCCGCCGTTCCGCAAAAACCGCCTACTGCAGTACTACAAAACCAGCAGCGTGATTAGTGATGATGACCTGGGCAACGCATCCATTGACTACGATGTTTTTGGAAACTGCTACCTGCAAAAAATATTCAACCGTTTTAATCAGGTGATTGCATTCCGGCACCTGCCTGCCATTTCAATGCGCAAAATGAAAAAGGCAGATACCTACTGCCAGTTGCAGAAGGACGGCAAACCGCCCATTGAATTCAAGCCGGGTGAAGTGGTTCACCTGAAAGAATATGACGTGATGCAAACCGTGTACGGTATACCCCAGTATTACGGCGGCATTAACTCTATTTTGTTAAGTGAAGATGCAACCCTATTCCGCCGCAAGTATTACGTGAACGGCGCGCACATGGGGTACATCCTGTACACCAGCGATTCATCGCTAGACCCGAAGGATGAAGAAGCGATTAAAAAAGCGGTGAAGGAAAGTAAGGGCGTGGGTAATTTCCGCTCACTGTATTTGAATATCCCGAACGGGAAAAAAGACAGTGTGCAATTGATCCCCGTTGGTGATATTGCCACCAAGGACGAATACGAGCGCATTAAAAATATTACCCGCGCAGAAATATTGGCCATGTGGAGAATGCAACCCGCGCTCTCCGGGGCCATGCCAGATAATGCCGGTGGTTTTGGTGATATTACGAAAATTGCAGACGTTTATTTTGAATATGAAACGGTGCCCATGCAGGATAATTTCTTAAAGCTAAACCAGTACACAGCACCGGGTTTTAAATTGGAATTTGGTAAGCCAGAGAAGGCTGCAGCATGATGGACTATGCTGCAAAAAAACGCACAAATGTTATACTCTTGCCGCGCACAATTTTATTTCGCGGGGAAGACCAAATGATTCTAATCAGATGCAAAGTGTGCAAGGGAAAGGCGATAGTTCATGCCAGAAAAGAGTTGGACGTAACAATGAGCCAGCTTTATTGCAGCTGTAAAGATCCAGAGTGTGGCCATACCTTTGTTATGGATTTATGTTTTAGCCACACGCTTTCACCAAGTGCACAGCAAGCCAAAGATGTAGTAGTAAGTTTCTTGCGCGCCCTGCCGGATGCAGAGCGCCAGTTAATGCTTGCGAATTTATAATCAGGCGGCCTTCACCACGGCCACCTGATTTGAATAGACTGTTTTCAAAATTCCTTCCGCTTTTTCCATCTGCTGATTTTGCCACTCCAGCAACACAAACAAGCCGCTAGCCTCCTGCTCTGATAATTCGCTCGCACTCATTCTTGTGCACATGCCCTGAATCAAACTGTTTACAGCCCTTACCTGCTCCAATGTTTCAAGCGCGCTGTTAAATTTTGTTACCTCTCTTGTCGGCATTTCATTTACTCCATGTTTCTTACAGGCGTAGAAACACCTGCAAAAATTGCATCTATTAAAAATAAAGTTGATTGATAAAACGAGAAACTGCGGATTGCCCGCAAAAATGAGTATCGCGTTTGTTCTGCCCTTTGTACTGGGGGCGACTGAGCAGGGTTCGCAGTGCTGGCGCAAAAGCAAGCCAGCCCACCCCGAAGGGTGGCCCCACCCAGCCGCCATAGAACAGGCGTAACCGAGGGGTGGCAATTGATCACCTGACGATCAATTGACCAGCTTTTGCTTTTGCAGGCTGCGAAACCCGGAGGCACATGAGGTGCCACGGCGCAAAGGTTAGGCAGCACGCCGGATTCTGTCAACGGATTTTTGTGACGCAGTTCCGCTACTGAAAGGTAATGCTATGTAATTGCTTTTTCATGCAATTTTTGCAGGTACTTCATGCAATATTTTGTGGTCAATGTCTCACACGCGCATGGTTAATTTCCTACAGACAGGCGGCATCTAAATCATCACTATTCTGAGCACAAAAATGAATGGAGTTTTTTATGTCGAATGAAACTGATAAAAAAAATGCGAAAGAAAGTGCAATAGGCTGTTTAATTTTTATTGTTATTGGAGGAATACTTTTTGTCTCATGCAGTTCAGACGAAAGCGAAACACCAGAACAAAAAGCGGAGCGGATGTGCAAAGATGAAATTTCAGCAAGAGTGATGGCTCAATCTTTTATAAAAGATCGACTGAAAGCTCCATCAACTGCAGAGTTCAGCGGGTATGGCGAAACCAAAACGTTATACCTAGGGGACTGTACACACCAAGTTATAGGCTATGTTGATTCACAAAATAGTTTTGGGGCACAAATAAGAACACACTACTCAGCAACTGTAAAAAATTCAAAAGGAACTGAAAACTGGAATCTAATTGATTTGACCACAGAATAAATTAAGGCCGCACATGCGGCCTTTTTTACACGCCCCTCAATTTAGAAACTCATTCGCCTGGTGCAGCAAATCCACCAACCCCGCCCCTGCCCGCTCGTTTAGCTCCAGCGGGTAGTTGCCATTGCACAGCAGGCATTCCACTAGGTAAAGCTGATCCTGCAGGCGCATACGGCTTACTTCGGCTTCATCGCGGCTGGCAAGGGTGCCTACGGTGTCCAACAACTCGCCAGTGGGCGAATGCAGCTCTATGTTGCCGGTTTGGTACAGGGCGTATTGGGAAGCGTCTAGGGTGACGATACGGCGGGATTTTGGGGCAGTTTTGCGGGTAGCAGTGTTCATGGCGTTAGCCTCATGTTTGTGGTTTTAAAACCGCCGCCATGAGGTAGTAAGTCATGGAGGCGACTGGACAGGGTTACTACCACCGGCCCACAAACCCACCGGCCCACCCGAAGGTGGCCCCGCCCAGCCGCCATAACGCAGGGTAGCCGAACGCCAGGCACAAAAAAAGACGCAGGCGCGTCTTGTGCCGCTTGTGGATTTCCGGGGGTAGTAGTCCCGACAGCGGATTTTGCCGCTGCCTTTACAGAGTAGTACGGGGGTTTGGCGGGTGTCAATATGCGCTACAGTGAAACTATGTGCATTAAAGTGAGTCATTATGATTGTAAAGTTCGTTGCTCAAATATGATGTGTGTGCCAGTATTTATGTGTTGACAGACCTGTCAATTGAACAAATTAACTATCGAGAACAGTCTTAACCGGCCATTCTTGCGCCCCTTGAGGGCTTAAAGGTGCGCCCCCTTGAGGGCTTGAGATATGCAGAACAGAAAATATTTCACCCCATCAAAACTTGGGAAAACAGCAAAGATAACCAATGCTTACGTAACCACCCAAAGTAGTTACGTTGGTTATTGTGTCATACGCCCAAAATTATCAAGACCAGTTGAAGCAGTTAAACCTGGTCGCTTCCGCATGACATCGGAAGAACTCAGTGCAATCTCCAAAAAAGGGGCAGAACTACTTCTGAATGCAACCCCTGAAGATATGAACAACTATCGCAAATGGCAGTAGTTGTTCGCCGCTCAGATTTTCTCGCCAAACAAGTTACCGCCGAAAAATTAGCAACGCTAATTGCGGACTTTAAGGATTTGAAGTCGGGAATCCCAATAGGTACCTTTGGTAAGGATGTTGCTTACGACCACATAAACACCCTCCCGTCTGTGAAAGCCGAAGAACTCAGACACATTCACATCATTGGTATTAATGACACCTTTAAGTCATATGTTAGGCAGGAAAATAAAACCAGCGACAACCACTTGGTTTATTGCAGTAATTTTTTTGACCCAAACACTTATTTGCTAATTGCTATTCTTGAGCCAAACGCCCATGAGTTGGCCAAAAATAATCAATTGATGTTAAACCTTGTCGATATCGCAAAAGATTTTAGAAATATGAATTTCGCACAAGCAGCAACTACCGCTTAACAAAAAGGCCGCTGAATAGCGGCCTTTTTTATTCACCCCATAAACGCTTTTACTTCGATTATTTCTTGCGGTGCCCTGCCCGTTAGCACCAGGAAGTAACGCCACACTCCATAGGGGATTGTACGATCCCCGCTTTTATATTCGCGCACTCGCCTATCACCCGTTAACCCTAACAAAGCCGCCAGTTTTCCATCGGTGTTGTATTCAGGGAAATGGCTTTGGAAGTGGCGAAAGTAGGCACCAATAATGTCCGGGTGCGGCGGCTCCCAGCCCTCTCTCTCTCGCAATAAATGGGTGCGCGGGTATTGGCTTTCGTCTACTTCTGTTTGACCTGGTAATTCAGGCGCTTTCAGATTTTTTTTCAATTGATCAATTGCAGCCTTGGTGCTTTGTTCAAAAATAATTTTCTGCTGCTGTTTAATGCTGGGCATTTGTATTTTCATGCTGAAACCTCTTGAGTGAAGTTTGGGGGGCTTTCGCCCCCCTCCCTTAGCACGGTGACAGTTCGATGTTGCGAACGTCGGAAACTCGGATATTAACCAGACTCAGTGTTCCTGTTGCTAACCCTTTCCAGTGCCCTGTGTTGTGGATACTCACAAACACGTAGAAAAGGTAGTCAGGCAATAGGATGTCGGCTCGCTCTACTTTCAACCCTATGTGTTCTTTGTTAAACACTCGGGTTGGCTCACCGACTCTATCCTCTGAGCCTCGCCTAACTAACCAGAAATGTGCATCAGGAAAGTTAGTGCGTATGGTTACAATCTCGCAAAGTTTCATCTCAGTTCCTTACCGGTGACAACGACTAGCCCCCTCGGAATGAGTGGCTCTCTGCGTGCCACCGTGAGAACATATTAGGCGCATTGCGCCTACCTGTCAACAACTAATTAACTCGCCAGAAATAAAAAAGGCGACCAATTGGCCGCCCATTTCATAAAACATTTTTACTTTTTTGCTAACACTTTTTTGCCTTCAAACTCACACGTAAATTTTGAATCTTTGGTTGCCACTTCGGTTACACATTTGGCAGTGTTGACCAGATCAATAATTGGTGTGGTGTTGCAGCCGGATAAAATAATCATCATTAAAAATAGCGATAGCGTTTTCATATTTGCTCCCTACCTGTTTGTGATCTGATATTTGCTGACCCCACACAAATTTTCTTCCAGCGTTATTAGTGATATTTTATCCGGGGGAACACAAAGCACACTTGCAGCCAAACCACGCGCAGCAATTATGGGCGCCGCTGTACTGGTTTTACGCTCGCCATCTAGCCGCGCTTGAAACGTTGAGCCTGTCCAGCGAACTGTGATTACATCCGGGTCAGTGATTGATTTGTGATGTGCCATTTGTTTGCTGCTCCTGTTGTTTTAATCTGAATTGCGCGCCGGTTTCTGGTAGGTAGCGGATTGACTTGCCGCCTATCCGTTTTTCTAACAGCTTTGCCCGTAGCAGTTTGTTTAAGGTTTGTCGGGACGTTTTTAATTGGTGCCGTGACAACCACCCCGCGCCGATTAATTTCTCCAAGACTTCTTTGTCATGCTGGCTGAGCTGCATTGCCTTCACCTTTCCTGCGGGTGCGTTTTTTCTTTTCTGGCTGCTGAGTTATTACCGGCATTTGTTGCGCTTCAATTTTTTGTTTTAACTGCTCCACAAACTTTTGCCCGTAGGTGATTGCCGCCTTTTCCGTGGTGCTGCACTGGTTGCCAAGGTAGATGCCGGCGCACACTGGGCGCCAGCCATCGCCGGCAGATGTTTTGCCCAGCAAGGCGCGCACGGTGCCGCCCTTGAGTTTGTTGTAAAGATTCACTTCGCCTTTAGTTGGTTTTGTTTGCATTGCGGTAATCCTCAACTCGGAAATTATGTTTTGCACAAAATGCGTTAAAGTTTTGCGCGCTTTTAAAATGGATTGTTACGTAGTCACCTGCATCGGTTGTGATGGATACCGTCATTACCGGTTTAGGTGCCGCTGAACTTGCTTGAATTGACGCATCAATAATCGCATCACTACAAAATGCTGAAAATGTTGTACTCATCCCCCAAACCCCCTTACAGAATTACCGATTGAACCAGTTGATATTGTTTGCCTTCCCGCCGTACTTTGTTTTGTTCCACTAAGTACTCCAGCACTTTTTTTGCTATGTGGTGCCGCACACCACCCTCGTTAATTATTCGCCGCACGGCGGGTGGTTGGCCGTAGGTTCCTGCCAATATTTTTTTGGCTAATTCGTTTTCGGGTTCGGTTAACTCGCTTGGCTTTGGTATTGCAGTGGGCACTTGGTTTGGCTCCTTTTTTGTTGCGGTGTTTGTTGGTGGTTCACTCCATATTGGTAATGGTTCCGGCTTGGATTTTTTGCCCATGCCGCCCAGGGCGAGAAGTGCGGCGATTGCGCAAATATCCACAATGACTGCCAGCCCTATAAACGCGCCTTGGCGAATTGCTTCTGGCGACTGCCCCAAGGGTATGGACAAAGCAGCAAAAAGCGATTGTGCGTTGCCCTGTGCGGTTTGGCGGTAGGCTTTAATTTCTGCCAGTGCGTTATCGCGCTGTTGTTCCAATAATTTCACTTGCTTTGCGGTTTCTATGGCGCGGGTGCGGTAACTACCTTGCGCGTCTGCCGCAACCAGCCCGTTGAGTGTGTCTATCTGCTGTTGCAGGCTGTTTAATTGTTGCGTTTTGGTTTTGTATTCAAGGCTGTTTTGTTGCGCGCTTTGTGTTTGCTGGTTGTAAGCGTTCTCTAAAAAACCAGCGGTAGCGGCAACAGAAATACAAACCAACACGCAGCCAATAATTAACAGTGCAGCGCCCCCGGCATTACGTTTTTTCAGGTAATAAACCCCAGCAGGAAAAAACGAATATTTGCAGGCCTCCAGCGCGGTGGCAGTGACACCGGCCAACACTTTGCCGTGTAGGTCTGTTGGCATTGATATCCAAAACAATACAGCGCTGGCGAGTGTGACCAAGCACAGAAGCATGGTTGAAAGTGCGATTACTAATTTCATGTAACACCTCACCCACGCGGCTCATAAAATGATTGGATAATTTTTTGCGATTCAGCGATGGAGTCCAGCGCTTCATTGCGCACCGCATCACTCATTCCGCCGTATTTCAAACAATTGCGCGATAACACCAGTGCGCTTTTTAATTTTTCAATCTGGCGTTCATGCAGAGTGATGGTGCTGCGGCGAGATATTTTTTTTACTTCGCCCGGCTTTTCTGCTGGCAGTTGTGCGCGCACAAATCGCGGTGCCATTGGCTGCGGCACCGGGAGCGCTATTACGTTGGTTGGCTTTTCCATTTGCTTTTCCTCATGTGAAATAACTTGGTTTTTTAAAAGTGTTTTGAACGTGTGGCTTTCCAACACTTCCGCCCAGGGCACGTACTGGTTAATGGCTGGGGTGTTGTCGTACTCGGCTTTTATTTCTTCCTCGGTGACTTCATCCAGGCTACGCATTGGCTAAATCCCCCATGTAGGTTTTGTGTTTAATTTGGCGGTGCTTTTTTATTTCCAACCGCATTGCGTTTAAGTGGCCGCGCATTGCTTCACGCACTTCCACCGGCATTGCTGCCAAGTCACTTTCAATTTGGTGGCGGGCCAAGTAGGTGAGCATCCACCACGCTTGAACGCGGTTTAACGCATTACGGAAATCTGGCTGGCGCAACCGGGGCTGGCCCTTGATGAAGGCCTCCCGCTCGACTTCCGTTTTCTTGGTGTACAGCTCCCACGCCATGCAATCCATGCGGAATTGCCAGCTGCTGGAGTCCTCGGGATCGGTTAAAAAATGGGGCTTGTTGGTCATGGCGAATTGGCCTCTCGGGTAGAGAATAAAAACGGTTTTCTGGGAGGTGGCTTTGCAAGTGGCAACAGCGGCAACATTGGCAACATTTCCCGCCAGCCCAGTAATTACGCGGGTTTCAAGGCGCTGATTTGTTGCCAGTGGGCTGGTTTTTGCTGGCAACACTGGCAACATTTTTGTTGCCAGCTGTTGCCGCTGTGTTCCAAATTTGTTGACGCCGCAAGATTCAGTTAAGTGATTGTTTTTAATGGTCATTTTTCTTTTAAATACCTCTTGTTGACGTTGTTGCCAGTTTTTTTTGGTAGTCATCCTTTTTTTGCCCTATTTTTCATAGGGTCAAAAAAACACATACGAATCAATTAGTTGCGACTTCTGCGGGTTTTGCGAACACCCAACACCTAACCGGGATCTTCTCTATGCGTGACCGCACTCTTTTTTGCCCAAGGAAGCGGTAGTGCTGGCTCTCCGGGAGAACCCGTTTTAGGTCGTTAATTGAAATGACTTCTTGCCCACGCTTGCGCGCATGTTCAAACCAGTCGTTAAGGTTCACGGCAATAACGTTGTCATCGGAGCTGTGATTCAAGCGGGAGTACTCAATCTGCTTTTGGCCATGTTCATCAGTGATGGTCATCGCCTGGTCATTGATCCAGTGATAGGTTTCCCAGAATTGTTGAACCAGTGGATGCTCGGCAGTGAGGCGCAAATCCCGATCCATAGCGCGCTGCTCGATATGGGTTAAGGCCTTGTCCAGGACGTCATCGGGGAAATTGCTGAAAAGCACACGCAGGGCGTCTACGGCGGCCATTACCTGCGCATGGTTATCAACTACCCGCTGGCTTTTAATGTTGGAATTAGCGGTTAAGCGCGCGCGGTGAATTGCCCAGGCCGAATTGAAAGCAGCCAGCCATTTTTGTTCATTCATTAGCGCGTGATGCAGGTAGCCTGAAACGGCTTCTGGATCTATTTGTTTTAACCGGTCTGCAATTGCCCTGTTCTCGATGCGCTTGTGCGCGGTGGTGCAATGCAAGTGAACAATGCGGCTGAGGATTGCAGGGCTTGCCGATACGGTGGCGTTTTGACTGATTACCAATGTCCCACGAAAAATTAAATCGTTGGTTTGGTTGTCATTGGTTTTTACACCGCGTGAGCCAATGGTGCCGTTTAGGTCGGATATTTTTTTGTAGCGTTCCCAGTCAACGCCACCAAGATTACGCCCGCCCTTTTGGTTTCCGGTTTGCTCCTTGTCGCTCTCCAGAAAAACCACCGGCATATTTGATACCTGGGCGAGTGTGCGCGCTTCAGCTGAAGCACTCATACTCAAAATATCTACGCCCTCATTTAAACGGCCAAAGAGTTTCCACAAGAAACGAATTAGGGTTGATTTGCCCGCTTCTTTCTCACCGGTAATTTCCAAAAAAGTTAAATTCTGGTGAACCTTTTTTACCTGCTGAGCAAATAGACTTAATGTCCAAAAACCCAATGCGGCGATTCCATTCATATCAAAGACTTTTATAAAATCAGGTAGCCAGCTTTGATCAAAGGCGGTGGAGTGCGCGAACTCCATTCCACTCAATGTGGTTTTTATGCTGCAATTACCAAAGTGCAAATAGCCGTGTTCATTCGTTTTAACGTAGCGGCCTTGTTGGTAACCAAACTCAGGGAAAACATAAGAACCACTCACCTCTTCGTAACCAATAAAGGGAACGGTTTCAACTGTATTGATAGTTTGGCTGCTCCACTTTTTGGTTAAATAATCCAATTCCTTTGCGCCACCTTTGAAGTGACCAAAGTCTGTTTGGTTTAACAGTGCTGTGGATATGGCTTTGGCATCGCCAAGGTTGGAGGGGCTTAAACCAACCAAGAATGGCTTGCGATGCTTTGGCATGTGAACGTCAAATAGATATTTGCGCTCCTGGGTGAATTTATCTTTCTCGATATGAAGAAAATTCAATTCACAATTGGCCAAATGGTTTACATGAAGGCAACCAACAAAAATGGTGAAGTGATCATTGTTCCATTCGATTTTTTGTGATTCTAAATCCTTGTTCAATTTGTCCCAGTTAACACGCACACCGTAAGTTTCTTTCCCAAAGGTCATTACGCTGTAGTTGAATGGGTGCCAGCAATATTGGGCAAACGCTTTGCGCTTAATATCGGTAGCAGCCAGCAAACGGCCACGCCATTTGCATTCCTCCAAGTAGTCTGGCGTTAGTTTTTGCTCACGATACAAATCATCCCAATCAATACTGGCCGAGTGCGGCAGATTGATTCTGGCTATTTCCTTCATATCGTTAAGTTCTTTCAGGAACTTAGTGCTGGCATATTCGCCTGCCATGCCTGCGTCATACGCCAAGCACCAGGTTATGTTGCGCCCTTTGTTTGCATTAATTAATTCACGCGGGAGATTGTTGCTGCTGAATGCAGCGGCAGTTTTATAGCCCAACAAGTTAAACGCTATCGCGTGGAAAATTCCTTCAACGATATAAACGTGATCGCCATCGGCAATTTCTTGCCCCGGTGGTGTCCAGCACTTGTCTTTGTATTTTGTTCCGTATTTAAAATCGGCTTTATTGGGCTTCTCTCCATTTTTTGTATTGTCACGAATATCACGCTCGTTAATTAAACGATCCCACCAAAAGCCATCCCACAATAAAAAGCGCACGGTTTCTGCGTGACGACCGTTGGCCAGTTTTAATGTGCCCTGCTCATACCAGGATTCAGTTTTGATTAAGGGAAAACCACGCACCATCGACATATATGCCTTAGCGGTTGCGTAAGGATCTTCTTTGGTTGACGGGTATTTATCAGCGAGGTTTTCCCACAAGTGGCGATAGCGAACCTTAGTAGATTCCTGATAGCCGCATTTGTTGGTGCGGTTGCATTTCAACTGATAGGGCTTTTCCAAGCTGATAAAAACTTCTTTCTCTTTGCAATCCGGGCAGGTTCCACCATAGAGCGCTTTGGCCCCGGATTTGTTTTTAAACGCGAGTTGGGCATCAGCCAGTAATGCCTCAACTATTTGTTGTTCTAAGTTCATGCCTGAAGCTCCACCACGTTGTCGTTTTTCTTATGCATTGCTGGGGGTCGATTCTTTTAAACAACGGCGGTTTAACTCGGCGAGATTCACAAAGCGACGACGACCAATTTTCACTGTCGGGAGTTGTTGGGTTGCAACCATCCCGCGGACCGTGTCCTTCGAAATGCCAATTTTTTGTGAGAACAATTCTTGGTCCATGATGGGAACTTCAATCGCGGATGTGCTGGGTTGGGTGTCTTTGTTACTTTGCATATGTGAGCCTCACTCTAGTTTATGACTTTGAAGTATGTTCAAAGCCTACGAGCAGAGTTTATATGCACGATTTAAAATCCGTCAACCGCTTTATGGAATACTTTGCATTAGATTGTTGTATTGACGCTTTGCAGTATGTGCAAACACAACCCTTGGGGAGGGGAAAAATGGAACTAAAGCCAGGCAGACGGCTGAAAATAGCGCGTGAGTTGATGGGCGTTAACCGCAATCAATTTTCAAAAATGACCGGTATTGATTACCTGCGAGTGGTGACGATTGAGGAGGACAGAGGCCGGATGTCGGTCGATGATCTGGCGCTTATCGTCAAGCTCTTTCCAGAGTTAATGAACTGGCTTGTTTTGGGCGAAACACTCGATATCGAAACCTTTGCCGCTAGCAAAAACGAACACATGATCATGTTGGCCGACAATCTCGAAACCCATGGTATGCCTGAGGCTGATGAGTAATGGCAGTAACCGCTAAGGACAAGGTTCGGAAAGTTGAACCTGGTATTTGGAAGCTGGTAGATGATCGTTTTTATGTGGAAATTCGCCCCAACGGTCGCAGTGGCCCAAAGGTAAAAAAAACGCTGGATAAACTGGATGAAGCGCGGCGATTTAAAACCAATGAGTTTGCCAAAGCACAATCCGGCACCGAAGCTGTAAAACTTAAAAAGGATTCGCGGCGGCTCGCTGATTTGGTGGAGGATTGGTACTCACTGCACGGTTACACCCTAAAGGATGGCGCGGGCCGCAAGGGTATTTTGCTTTATGACTGTGAATTGCTGGGCAACCCGGTAGCGAGCAAATTTACTGCTGAAGATTTTGTGTTGTTCCGCAAGATGCGCCTGGAAACACCACGCGGTGAAAACACCGGCAAGATGATTACGGCCAACACCGTTAACCATTCGCAAGCCTATTTCTGCGCGGTTTTTAACACGCTGATCAAGCTGGGCAAGTGGCATCACCCCAACCCACTCCACGGCCTGCCTAAACTGAAAATTGACGAACCCGACCTGTGTTTTTTGGACAAGGCTCAAATTAAATCGTTACTCAGTGAATTGCAGTTATCTACCACTCGGGATTTGTACATTATCGCCAAGATTTGCCTGTCTACCGGTGCGCGCTGGGGCGAGGCGGCTGGGCTGAAGGCTACCCATGTGAAGGGTCAGAAAATCCATTTCAGCAAAACCAAGAGCGGTAAGGCGCGTTCTATTCCGATTAGCGCGGAGCTGGAGGAAGAAATACTGAAGGGGCGCCCCAAGAGCGGCCTGTTGTTCAACCAGAAGAACCATAGGCATGGTTTTGAGGATGCGGTGACCAGGGCGGGGATAAAGTTGCCTGACGGTCAGTTAACGCACGTTTTGAGGCATACGTTTGCCAGTCACTTCATGATTAACGATGGAAATATTTTGAAACTGAAGGAGATCCTTGGGCATGCCACTTTGGATATGACTATCCGATACGCAAAATTGGCTCCCAGTCACTTGTCACAGGCGGTTACCCATAACCCAATCGCCACACTTTACAGCGCTTGA